ATGAATACTATATACAATAGAAGATACCCAGATGAATACAAGAAGGTAACAAAGATTATTAAATTTAAGTACCTTAATAAACTATTTGGATACCTTTTAAGAATAGAAAAAATAAAAGACGTAGATAATTATAGTGTCGGTACTTCTTTTAACTTTGACGACGCTCTAGGTTCTCTAGGATTCTTACTTAAGTATTATGAAACAATAGAGCATTATGAAAAATGTGCTGTTATCAAAAAGTATATAGATAAACTAGAATATACTGAGCAGAAATTATAATAGATAAGTTGGCTAACTGAAATAAAGTTCGTATCTTAGAGTATAATTAAAAATAAAGGTTATGGGAATAAAAAGAATTACCGAAGAATATGCTCAAGGTCTAATCAAAGTCTCTGAAGATCAGACAGATACTGATGCTTCTTACTTTACTCTTACTACCAGTGATAAAGGAGATGGATGGGATGATGTTACTTACTATACTAATAGACCTAAGAAGATCCAGATACCAAAAGGTGTTACTGGCTGTCAATGGGTATACGTATTAACTAATACTACAATGCCTGGTCTATGTAAGATAGGCTTTACTAAGAATAAACCTTCTGAGAGAGTAAAGCAGATAAACTCTGCCACGGGTGTAGCCCAAGACTTCGTTGTAGAATGGGCTTTACCTTGCTTCAATGCTCATGATGTAGAAAAGCAAGTACATAAGTACTTACAAGATAACGGCTTTAGGGTAAATAATAAGAAAGAGTTCTTTAATATATCTGTTGAAGAAGCTAAGGCGGTAGTAGAAAGAATAGGTGAACCTTATAAAATGGATACTAATGAAGAAGCTTAGATATATCGCGGTGCGACTTGCGCGCGTTTGCGCGGCGAGCTTCGCTCTTGCATCTTGTACTATAGACCCTATCGCCCCGGAAACCTGCCCCGGCGGTTGTGATGCTCAAATGATTTTTCCTGTTGAAGCAGATGCTAATGGATTTTACCATCTAGAGTTAAATTGGGATGGAGATTATTTACCGTGGTTCTATATTGATGTAGAGGCTACTCCGGTAGATGATAGCTACAGGTACAATGGTAGATCAGTAGTGGAAGCTAAATTTGATAGTGATACATCTTGGATTTTAGGTAAAGATCTTGTCATACAGCAACCACTATATAATCCGTTTTTTGGAAATTATACTTCATCATGGGTACCTATTCCATCTTCTACTGTTGATATTAACCTTCCTCAATATGCAGGAACAGAGATTAATATAGCTCAGAATACTAATATTTACTTTTCAGAAGAAAACGGTTCTCTTTTTACTAGACGTATTCTTGGACCTTTTCCTCCTACTATTAAAGGCGATACTATTACTGTTTATATGAAGGTTTTTTGGGAAGCAGGAATGGAATCACTTACTAAAGATGACTTTTCTCAAAAATTTATTGTAGAATAGTTGATTCTTTGATAAATAATCATTATCTTAATTTATATTATAAAATATATATATAAAATAATTATTAATAATATATAAGTATATAAATATATATAGATAAAAATAATAATAATATATTAACTATAAAATTAATCTAATATGTCATTAACGGCGGAAAAAATACAAACTAACTACCAAAAGCATTTAAAGATTATAGATACTTACATAGGAGATCGTAAAGATTCTATTAAAGAGATGTTATCTCATATGGAAGAGAATTACGTAATGGCTCCTGCTAGTGGTAAGACTTGGTATCATAATGCATTCGCCGGAGGATATGTAGATCACGTAAATAGAGTAGTGGAGTATGCGGTAAAGCAGTCGAGGTTATACGAAGAGATGGGTGGAACAATTGATTACACCGAAGAAGAACTAGTCTTTGCCGCATTATTCCATGATCTAGGTAAAATGGGAGATGGTGACCAACCTAACTATATACCTCAGACTGATAAATGGCGTCAAGATAAACTATCAGAGATGTATACTTTCAATCCAGACTTGGATTTCATGCTTATACCAGACCGTTCTTTGTTTATTTTACAAAAGTTCGGTATAAAAGTTAGTCAGAAGGAGTTTTTGGCTATAAGATGTCATGATGGTGTGTTTGATAAAGCTAATGAAGCTTATTTCTTTAGTCATGTTGAGTCATCAAGACAGAAGACATCAATTATCTCAGTACTACACAGTGCAGACTTCTTAGCTTCTAAGGTTGAATACGATATTTGGAAAAGAAACGGTGGTACATCGACTCCTAAACGTCCTAAAACCACTTCTACAGTAGGAAAATCAGTAAAATCTTCAGAAGGACTATCAAATATGCTTAAAAACCTATAAAATGTTAGTATATCAAATAATAGTTGGGGTTTTAGTTGCGTTATTAGTATTTTTAATCTATATTATACGTAACTTACTGTTGAAAAACGAAAAGTATGAAGATGTTGTAAAAGACCAAGTAGCATATCTTCAAAATATATCAAATACAGTAGGAGAAGGTCAAAAGCACCTATACAAACTTGACGAGAAAGGGGTATTTCAGTCAGATGATGAGGTCGGTTACTATTTCGAACAATTAAAAACAATTCAAAAAGAGCTAGACCGATATATGCTCCCCGAAAACTATGGCAAGGAAGAAAAGCAAAGCTAATTACTTTACCAGCGAGACAGAAGAATACATTAAGAAATATAATGTATCGACAGACCAAGAATACAGGAATCAAATATTTACAGACCATATTTACCTCCCTTTTTACAAGTTAGCAGAAAATATTATACATACTTTTAAGTTCTACTATACCGATGTTGAACAAATTGAGGATTTAAAACATGAGGTAGTATCTGTACTACTAGAAGAAAAGATTATGAAGTTTGACCCAGATAATGGTGCAAAAGCATATTCGTATTTCGGTACAATAGTTAAGCGTTGGTTAATAAACTACAATAATAAGAACTATAAAAAACTTAAACAGATAGGATCATTCTCTGATGTCGAAGATTCTTTCGAAAATGATAATTTAGGTGAACATCCTGAAGGAATAACTTTAAGTAAGTTTATAGACAAATGGGTAGAGGAGACATACGATAGTTTAGAAGAGTTTTTTACTAAAGATCAAGAACTTAAGATAGCCGATGCTGTTCTTACTCTATTTAAGACTAGATACGATTTAGAAATTTTTAAGAAAAAGGCTTTATACATCTACATAAGGGAAATGACCGACTGTGAAACCCCTCAACTAACTAGAGTTATCACAGTACTTAAGAATAATTTTAGAGATAAGCATCAATACTACTTCGATAACGGATTTCTTAACAATAAATTCTTATAATCTATTTATAATAAACTATTTTTATTATGGGTTTAGATAAAGAAATCTTTAGCGGTAAAACTCTATCCGATCTATTCGGCGAAATTTACGACAATTCAAAGGAGACTAAAGTACAAGTAAAGTCTCTAATCGGTGAGTTAAAGCCACTTATAGAAAACATTGGAGACGCAACTCTCATTGTTCCTATGATAAAGGAATATATGGAGATAGGTGTAAAGAATGACGAACATTTAATTAAGTTAGCGACGGTAATACAACGTATAGAATCAGCCCAAGCTAAAGGAGAGGGAGGAGAATTTGACTTCTCAGATCTACAGGATTTATTAGAGGAATCAGAAGCTCTTGATAAGCAAGTTGAAGATGTAGAAAAAGATAAAGAAGAAGATGGCGATTAGAAACACTCTTCGTAATTCCAGTAGAGGAGGAGCAATCGCATCAACCGCGGGCAGCTCAACAGGAGGAACTAATTTTGGTAGAGTTGTTGATATTATATTAGACGACTCTCATCCTGATTATGAAACATTAGGAAAGACTCAAGCTCTTAATGGAGTATTCTACCGTGAATTAGATATGAGTTCTGTAGAAGATGAACTACAGACTTTAAAATTTGCATATTGCGGAGAAAGAGGTGTTATTAGACCTCCTCTTAAGAACGAAATAGTAGTACTCCAAACTCTTCCATCAGAAGAAAGAACAGAAGTAACTACTGCAAAAAAAATATACTGGACAAAAGCTGTACCGCTCTGGAATCACCCACATCACAATGCTTATCCTGATGTTATTCAATTTGAAGATCAAGCTAGAAGTGGTGCAGATTTAGGAGAAGATTTTGAAGAATCAGAAGCTACTTCCCCACTGCAGATATTTCCAGGGGACGTTATAGTAGAAGGCAGGCATGGTAATAAAATAAGGTTTGGAGGGACTAAACATACTTTAAATACATTTACCGATGATAGTAATAACGGGAGTCCTTATATCATACTATCTAATGGATTAAAAGAACCTCCTAACGCTATCGATCCTATAGTAGAAGATATAAATGAAGATCCATCTTCTGTATACATTGGTGCTGATCATACTTTTGAATTGAAACAAGCTCATGAAAAAAGAGATGCTTGGGAAGAAGAGCCAGAGAAAGCAGATCAGTTTAAAGGTAACCAGGTTATTATTAACTCTGGTAGACTTTATTTTAACGCTAAAGAAGAAGGTGCTTTTATATCTGCTACCGAAGGCATTGGGTTAAACGCAAAAGCTATAGGTATAGATGCTGATGATTATGTAGGATTAGATGCTAAGAAACTATATTTAGGTACACAAGCCTTTAAAGAAAAAGAGCCTGTACTTTTAGGTGAAACTTCAATAGCTTGGATGGACGATCATTTATCTCAATTTGAAACTATTGTAAAAGGTATGGCCACAGCACCACCCGCACCTCCTGCTTTCGTAGCTAAAATGATCGCAACAAGTAATGCTGTACTACCTATTATTCCTCAGTTAAGAAACCTTTTAAAAGAGTTACTATCTAAAAAAGTATACACAGAATAATGCCTTACGTAAATATACCAGAGAGCGGATTAGGAGGAGCAACAGCTAAAATAGTTGGAAAACTGCAAGGACAGATTACTGCACAAGTTCTTAAGAAAGCAAATGACATAGTAAATAACCTTAACAAACAAGGATGTCCAAAATCTAACGATCTTAAAAGACTAAGACAACAGAAAGCTCAGTTAGATGCTGCCATAGGTAGTATATCTGGCAAACTTTCTAAGTTTAAAAAATTACCTAAAAAATTAAAAGCCCCCTTAGGAGGGTTTAAAGCTGCTCTAAAAATAATACTATCCTTACCTATACCTCAAGCAGTACCTCCCGGTATTGGTCTACCAATTAATATTACAACTAAGTATGCAGACGTTTTACATTTACTTAAAGAGTTTATAAAGCAAATAGATGAAATAATAAAGTCTATTGAGGTAGTATTAGACACACCAGGTACAACATTAAATTCGATAGAACGAATTCTTGATAGAGCTGATAGTGCGTTAAAAGTATGTGAGCTAGGAGCAGTATTAGAAGATGAAATTGAAAAAGGAAATATTACAGTTGAAGAGTTAACCACTATTGGAATTTACAACAATCAAGGAAATTATACATTAGAAAATTCTAATAGAGACTTTTTCGATGAATCACCAAGTAAACGATTTAGAGGAAAATGGTTGAATGGTGTTGAGTATTTAAAAGATGAAAATGTAAAGTATGACGGGGAGAAATGGAGTTGCTTAAAAGACCATACTTCTAATATAGATGGAGGAAGAGAAACAGGACCACCAGGAGTAGGGCCCTGGAAAACATTGAGCAATATTCAAACCGATACTTCAAACTCTTTATTATCATCTCTTAATTCCCTTAATGATAGTAATTTATCCTCTATTGCAAAAGAAAATATAAAAGGATTTTTAAATACCTTTAAAACTACTCCCAAAGCAGAGACTATAGACGACAGTAAATTTTACCATACTGGACCAGATGGACAAACATATTCCTTAGAAATAATAAATGATCCAAACTCTCCAGATATAGCTCCTAGAAGATTTGCTATTGCAACTACTATATCCGGAATAGTAAAATTTAAAGGACAAAAATCTTTCAGTTCTTCTACTGAAGTACTATTAAAAGAAATAAAATTTAGAATTGATAATCAACTTCCATAACTAAACTATTTATATATATGAAACTCGACCAACTACGTAAGATAATTCGTGAAGAAGTAAGAGCTGCTGTTAAGGAGGAGTTACAAGAAGTAATGAATGAAGCTGTTAAAATAGCTTCTACTCCAACTAAAATGCAAGCTATACCTGAACCTAAAGGGAGCAACCTTAAATGGTCTACTCCAGCTACCGGTAGAAAATCCTTAGATGAAATGTTATCTGCTACAAAAGCAGATATGACCAATGAGGATTTTAGAAGTATAGGTAATTTCGATTCAACGAAAGCACCAAACTTTGCACAAAGGCAGATAACAGGCGGCGGTGGAGCAGGATTAGATCTAAGTACTATACCCGGATTCGATCCTCAAAAAGCAAAAGCAATATTAGATAAATCGATAGAAAAAGATAAAACAAGATCAGGAGCTTAATGGCATTTGAAGTTAAAAAAATAAACCCGTTAGATTTACAACCTAGAAAAGCAGTAGGAGTTAAACTACCTTTCTCAGGTACAGCTGTATTTAACTCTACTTTTACTACTAGTGAAGCTATAAAGACTAACTTGATAAATTTTTTTTTAACTTCTAGAGGAGAAAGGTACCTAAACGTAGACTTTGGCAACGGACTTCGAAACTTACTTTTTGATCAACTAACCGAAGATAAAGTAAAACAGATAGATGCACAGATAAAAGCAGATTTAGCTTATTATTTTCCTACTGTTGAACCTACAGAAATAACTACAAACGGAATCCCAGACTCTAATACAGTACAATTTGCTATGAAATATAAAGTTAGAGATACTAATATAGATGATGAAGTAGTCTTAAATTTTGAACAATAATGGCCTCACAAAAAGATATAAAATATATAGGTAGAGAATTTGGTGATTTTAAATCCCAATTAGAAGAGTTTGCTAAAAACTACTTTCCAGACACTTATAATGACTTCTCTGAAACATCCCCTGGTATGATGTTTATTGAAATGTCTGCCTATATTGGTGATGTATTATCCTTCTATCAAGATACTCAACTACAAGAAACATTCTTACAGCACGCTCAAAACCCATCTAATTTATATACCCTAGCGTATATGATGGGATACAGACCAAAGGTATCATCAGCATCAGAAGTAGAGTTAACAGTTACTCAACAAATAGGAGCTATAGCAGGATTACCTAACTGGGATCAAGCATTAAAGTTAAATGAAAATTCTACTTTTAAGTCAACTACTACAGGTAATACATCCTTTATATCTACTAATGCTGTAGACTTTAAATTTTCAAGCTCATATGATCCTACAGAAATAACAATAGAAGATGCACCTGCAGGAGTACCTAGATTATTTAACTTAACTAAGACTACTAAAGCTTTTTCAGGAGAAATAAAAACCTTAACCAGAACTTTTACTACTGCTGAAAAATATACTACTGTAGAAGTAGATGATACAGATATTTTAAATGTACTTTCTATTACTGACAGCGACGGAAATGAGTGGACAGAAGTTCCTTTTTTAGGTCAAGATACAGTTTATGTAGAAGAAGCCAATAATAACTCAGATAACAACTTAACACCTTCTATACTTAAAGTAAAGACGGTACCTAGAAGGTACGTAACAAGGTTTACCTCTAAAGGTGTATTACAAATTCAATTCGGTGCAGGAGTATCTACAGCTTTGGATAGAGAGTTCTTACCAGATCCAACAGAGATCGAAAAGTTTACTACTCAGGATAGAGTAGATAAAATAGATACTGCATACGATCCATCTAACTTCTTATTTACAAGAACTTACGGATTAGCACCAAACAATACTACACTTACTATTAAGTACGTTGTCGGAGGAGGCGTACAAGCTAATTGTCCTGCAGGAAGTATTACAAGTAAAAATACTATAAGTACTCAAGTCACAGATGATACATATATTAACACTTTAGCTGTAACTAACCTTAAACCTGCCTCAGGAGGTAAAGACGGAGATACAGTAGAGGAATTAAGACAAAATGCTTTACGTTCTTTTGCAGAACAAAAACGAACTGTAACACTACAAGACTATACAGTAAGATCTCTTTCTCTCCCTACTCGCTTTGGTTCAATTGCTAAAGCGTACGTTACCAAAGAAAATATAGCTAACGCCTCAAGCATGTTAGATATTAACCCACTTGCTTTATCTGTATATACTTTAGCATTTGATAACGAACAAAAATTAATTACTCCTAATATCACTCTTAAAACTAACTTAAAGACTTATTTATCACAGTACATGTTGTTAACTGACGCTGTAGATATAAAAGACGCTTTCGTTATTAATATAGGAGTAAAGTTTGATGTTTTGACTATACCTAATTATGCATCCAGAGATGTATTGCTTAACTGTACAAATGCAGTAAAAGAGTTTTTTAACATAAAAAATTGGAACATTAATCAACCTATTAACCTATCTAATCTCTTCACAGTTCTTGACCAAATAAAAGGTGTACAGACAGTAAAAAGTATTAGAATTAGCAATAAGGCAGGAGGTAACTACTCGCAGTATGCTTACGATACAGAAGGTGCTACTAAAGATAATATAGTATACCCCTCTTATGATCCTAGTATATTCGAAGTTAAATATCCCGATATTGATATAGAAGGAAGAGTAACAACTTTATAAGATGGCAATATATAGAATTAACCCAGAAAAAGATACTACTATCTGGTCAGAACCATCAGCAGCCGGATTGTATGGTAATGCAGGTAAAGATCAAATATTAGAAGTAGGAGGATATCCTGACATTAACCAAATTGGTAGAACAAAGAGAATGTTACTTCAATTTTACTCTAGTGAAATATCTTCTACCTTAGAAGAAAAAGTCACCGGAGGATTTAGCGCTAGCTTAAATCTATATATTGCAGATGCATCGGAACTACCTTCCGAATACACATTATATGCTTATCCTATTTCTAGCTCATGGACTTCCGGAACAGGAAGACTTGCTGACTCTCCTGTAAATAGAACAGGAACATCGTGGAAATATAAAAATGCCGCAATTGCTGAATGGGATAATCAAGGTTGTGACTTCTTAACAAGTAGTTATTCTGGATCTCAGTTGCATACTTTAGATTCTAATCATGATATAAGTATTGACGTTACCGGTATAGTTGAGCAAACTTATAGCAGTAGCCTGTCTAACAACGGTATAATAGTGAAACTCCAAGATAGTTTTGAAAATTATACATCTCAATCTATCTCTTTAAAGTACTTTAGTAGCGACAGTTCTACAATATTCAAACCGTTTTTAGAGTTTAAATGGGATGATTCAACTTACAGTACAACATTATCTACTCTAAGTACAGATGTAGCTACTATTTCAATAAAGAACAATAAAGAAAAATATAATAACTCAGACGTATCTAGATTTAGAGTTTCTGCTAGACCTAAATACCCAGCTAGAGAATTTACAACATCCTCTATTTACCTTACAGAATATGCTTTACCCCAAGATTCTTACTGGGCGATAAAAGACGAATTTAGTGGTAATATGATAGTTGATTTTGATACAACATATACTAAAATAAGTGCAGACAATACCAGTAGTTATTTTGATCTTTATATGGATACTCTACAACCTGAAAGGTACTACAGACTTCTTATAAAAACTACTTTAGCTGGGAGTACTACTGTTTTAGACCAAAATAATATTTTTAAAGTAGTGAAGAATGTCTAAAGATATACAAATAAAAAAAACTGTATTTTCAAAAGATAATTTTGAAAAAGTAATAGATAGGTCATTTAAGACTTTTGCTCAACCACCAGAAGTGGAAGAACAATTGACTGTACAACAGTTTTTTGTTGAATATGAAAACCTTTACTACGATATACCACCTGAAGGAGAGACAAACTCACACCAGTACTTAATACAGAAAAGCTCAGAAATAGTAGACTTCGATAAAAACACAGATGAAATACAGCCTTTATTAGACGAAATAGCTCAATTGAGAGAAGAGATTTTAAGTTATCAACAACAGCTTATTGCTGCAAACACACCTAGCTAGTGGCGAAGTTTATATACAACATAGAGCAACTAGAGGTACAGAGCCTTAATCAACCTTCTAAAATAACAGTAGAAGAAAAAGAGCTTATAGGTACCTTTGAGGTTAATAGTTTATTTACACCTAACGGTAGTAACGTAGAGTTAAATGTGTACGGTGTTGATAACACATTGTTAGAACATATTCCTAATTTTACCGACTTTAGTTTTTCTTTAAACGCACAAAGCGCAGGAAAATCTGGGGCATCTGTACTCACTCTTGACCCAGTAGCAGATATAAAAAAGTTAAATTATGACACTGGAGATGTTAGACTTTTATATAGATTTACTAACAACTTATATTCTGAATCTCAAGTAGGAGGAAAACTTTTTATAGAGTCTATTTCTCCTGATGGTACAGAAATTAGAGCCTTATCTACTGAAGTTTCAGATAAAAAATTAAGAGAGTATACTAATACCTTAAAAGAGAAATTACAAAATAGTAATCATATATCAGAATTTAACTTAAATTTTGGTGATAATAAATTAGGTACAGGTCTTAATATAGATTTAGAGGAGACTAAAAATGGATTGGCAGTAGCTATAAAACTTTACGAACCTCTTAATATCTTAGTAAACGAGAAGTTTTTTGTAGAAGAAAACATATCAGATGATATACTCTACGAAATAACTACAGTAGTACAGGAAGATGTAATTAAAGTACCTTTTTTAAAAGGACCTAACTTTTCAATAGATTCTACAGACGATAGCAGTCAGCCTACAGAATATCTCAATTATAATGAATTATTTAGCTATCCAGTCTCTAATTCGTATTTTGAGCTCTATTCACTCTTTAATGAAAAAAGTGCTGAAATAGCAATAGATTATAGTTCTTTTGAAAACTTTATACATTTTTCATCAGCGGAAGAAAGACTAAGAAACTTTCATTATAAGCTTCAATTAATAGAATCTTATGAAGAAGCTATAGGTGATTTAAATACAGACGCATCAGGTAGTTCCAATCCTTACTTAACTACTACAACAGGAAGCAAAGAAAGTTACGAAAATCTCATTACGGGTATTATAAACAACTTTGATCACTATGATAGGTATTTATACTTTGAAAGTAGTTCAACTGCATGGCCTAAAACTACTACTAAGCGACCTCACGTAAATTACGACTCATCACATCCTTCTGCTTCTGCGTGGTTACAATCTACTATCGTGAATGCTAATAATTTTGATGTTAGTAATTTTGATATACTTACTAATACCATCCCTACCTTTATAAGAGAAGATTCGAACAACGAGCAATACCAGATGTTTATTCATATGATTGCTCATCATTTCGATAATCTTTGGATATATTTTAAAGCAGTCTCAGATAAGTATGATACAGATCATAGACTGAATTTCGGTGTAAGTAAGGATTTAGTACGAGATGCAATAGAATCTTTTGGAGTTAAATTATACAATAGTAATCAAAGTAAAGATAATCTATTTGCTACATTTGTAGGAGAAAATCTATCTACTGGAAGTGAGAGAATTGTATCTACCTCTCTTGCTACATCAGCTTCTTTTAACAGTGGAAGTACGGCTTTAGAACATTTACAACCAGTTGCTAAAAACAATTATGAAAAGGAGATATATAAAAGAATATATCATAACCTTCCATTCTTAATGAAAGCAAAAGGAACAGAAAGAGGATTGAGAGCTCTTGTTAACTGTTTCGGTATACCTAAAGAAATACTTACTATAAAAACCTTCGGTGGAAATAAAACAGGAGAAGAAAAGTTTTTCGGTCCTGAACATTTTCAGACTAGTAGTCTTTATAATAGCGGAAGTAATCAATTAATAAGCGGATCTGATAAGCTTCGTTTAGACAATACCGGTAGTATAGTTAGCGGTAGTACGCTATCTAGATATGTTTCTATAGTAAAAAGTGATAAGAAATATACTGACGACTTACCTCATGTAGAGGTAGGGTTTAACATATCTAGAGGAACAGATGAATTTATAGACTTTAAGATATCTAGTAGCTTTAGTATAGATGACTATATTGGTGATCCAAGAAATGTTCATGAAGAAGGATACCCGGTCCTTACTTCCATGGGTAAAAATATAGTAAATGATGGATACCATTGGAACGATATATCTGACAATTGGGAAAAAGCTGATTTTAAATGGGATGATGCTTTATCCTATTCTAAATCTCCTAAAGGATTTATACGCTTATTAAACTTTTTTGACAGTTCATTATTTAAGTTAATAAAAGATTTTGTCCCAGCTAGAGCTAAAGTAGATACAGGGGTAATCATAAAATCTCACAAACTTGCTAGAAGTAAAGCTAAGCAAGTAGAAGCAAGTTGGGAATCTTTAACTGAAACAGGTTCAGTTTCTATAGGTACAGCTACAGGTAGTCAAGGAGGAGCATTCAACAATAGAGAAAGATTTAACTTTACTACAAATTACGATAAGAATTTTATTTCTCCTATCGGATCTGTACCTAGGAATGTAACAGATGAATCTCCAATGTTTACTGGAGAGTTTAGCGGGTCATTGCTTATCTCTACAGACGGTGAGGTATCGAGTAATAACTCTTTTAAAAAAATAAACCAACCTCCTGTTTCATATAAAATTACAGCTTTTAACCTTTCATCTCCTTTACCACCAGGATGTTTAATATTAATTACTGGTTCTTATACTGGAGAATATTTAATATTTAATACATCTGGATCCGGTACTGTAGGAGTAAGCTATCCAGTACTAGAAGGAAATAATAGTAGTTCTATTAACTATACCGTTAATTTTGATGATTACGAATACGTTGCTGCTACTGCTACTACCGGTACAGGTGATGCGTTTAGAGGCTGGTATGCAGATACTTCAGGGTCAACATTAATTACAGAGAACAATAACCTCACTATTTATTATATAGATGAAAATGTATACGGTAATTCATATCATGCTTATTTCGAAGATATAACTTACTTTATTAGCTCAAGTGGTAATGGCCAGGTAGACGTTACTTACCCAACAACTGCTTCAGTTAGTAACTCAGGTATAGAATATATAAATGATTTTGAAGAGTATAGTACATTTACTTTAGAAGCAACAGCAACATATCCAGGTGTGTTTGAAGGGTGGTATAACGTAGCATCAGGAGGTTCTCCTTTAACAACATCTACTACCTTAACTGTTACTAAGGCGTATATTAATACTAACGGTAGAACTATTTACGCTAGATTTATTTAAAATGACAATAGAAGAATTTAAAGAAACAGACCCAAGTACTTTCGGAGCAGGTAACATAAACTTACTCTTTAGTAGCAGTGTAGTAGATCCAGGCATCGACAACACTCCTATTACTCCGTATGTAATCCAGGGCCTATCTATACCCTATGTTAGTCAAGAAGGAACAGATTTGAGTACTGTACTGAGACAGATTACAGAAGTAAGATTTCCTTTCGTATCTTCAAGTTTGGATGCTAAAATAATAGGTAGACAAAAAAGAACTAATTACTATTATTTTGCTATAGAAGATATTTTAGTTGATGAACTTCCTACTGAAGTACCTAGTGTTGGGTATGTACAAGAAGATACATCTTTAGTGTTTATTCCCTTTAGTGTTGATGATTTTTATAACAGTGATTATAATCCTACATTAAATAATAGTGAAGGAAGTAAAGTAAATAATGTGGCTGTAAAGGTCGATAGGTTTACATCTCAAACAATTCCAACTAATCTTGATGCAATAATAAACGGTACAGCAACACCTGCAGAACTCCAAAATTGCTCTTATACTAAAATTGGACTTATCAGCAGTAGGTACCTAGGCTCTAAAACTACTGGTGCAGGATCTAGCTACAAACGTAACAAAGATGAACATACTTCCTATGTAAGTAGTAACTCCATAGACGGGAATGTACCCGCGCTTGCATATAAACAATTTATAGGAAGTGTACATTCAATCGATGCAAATACTACGGCTATAAAAAACATATTGCAGGCTGACAGAGAATTAATCAATGTTTACTTTAACGTTGATAGAATAAATAATGCAGGTACATTTGAATTTCCTAACTTTCCATATACTTCAAGTTACTTATATACAGAAGAAGGAAATAAATTTATCGGTTTAGTTAACTCTAAGATCTACTCTGTCGATAAGGGAGAGGTGTTTACTTCAAATGAATTTGGGGAAGTTACATTAATAGAGTAAAATAGGTAAAAAACATATATTTATAATAAACATTTAAAACAAAATGGGATACTTAGATAATTCGATCGTCACGGTGGATGCGATCCTAACTAAAAAAGGAAGAGAGCTGTTAGCTAGAGGGGACGGTTCTTTTAAGATTACTCAATTTGCACTTGCAGATGACGAGATCGATTACACCTTATACAATCCATCACATCCCTCAGGTTCTGCACTCTACGGTGAGGCAATAGAAAACATGCCATTGTTAGAAGCCTTTCCAGATGAGACTCAAATAATGAAATATAAACTTACAACTCTACCTAGAGGTACTTCAAAACTACCTGTACTAGATTTAGGTTATGCTTCGATTTCTCTTAATCAAGGTGCTTCAGTTGCTATTACTCCTCAAACCCTAAACTATTTAGGTGCAACTTCGATTTTTGAGACAGACGGATATACAGCTACTATTGCTGACGTAAGAGTATTAAACTCCTTCACTGGAGTTGGTATTAATACAGAAGATGCTGATCGATTAAATACTTCAACTACTGTTGGTACAAACGTGTCTAAAACAGTAATTGGTACAACAATTAACCTTACAGGTACATCAGTTAATACTTTATTCGGGTCAACTACCTCACTTAGTACTACTATTACAGTTATAGGTCGAGGATCAGGAGCAAGACTAACTATTCCAGTAACTATTACTAAATCTAACTAATTATGTCATACAAAAGATTTGATACAGAAGACGTTGTAGTAAGTGCGGAATCAATATCTACTCCTATATGGACTGGAGATATTACTACTCTTAATACTTTTTTTACTTCATCTACACAGATTGGAGCTTCATCAGCCGATTTTTATTACGATATATACAATACAGGATCGACTATAGAAGGTTCTAGAGTTCAATTTTCTTCAGCATATGCAGATAAAAAGGGAAGTGGTTCACTTCTCTATAATAGTCAAGTAGATGGAAAGTCACCTTCTTCGACTATATATGGTCAATATAGAAACTTAGTACTAGGAGATGAAGATACAGACTTTACTTTTGGTACTGAAACATCAGAGTATTTCTATGTACTCACTATAGACAGAGCAAGATATAAAGAAAAACTTTTACCTGGAACTTTAGATTTAAAACTATTAGTGAGTGCTAGTGGTGCAACATTAAATCTGACAGATAACAGTAAATTAGTAACTACATCTACGTTTGCAGATGCAGGTAGAGTATATGAACTTATTTCCGGCTCTTTAGGTAATATATCTGCAGGAGCAAAAAATACTAGTGGTTATACTACTTCTGCTGGTTCATACGGTAAACTTCTTCCAGATGTAGGATTAATTATACTAAACGGTAAAGCATTAGATGCATCTGTAAGTGATGGAGGAATAGCTTTAAACGTAGATAGATCCTCTGATAGTGTAGGTGTAAACAACCAAAAATCTTTTAATATAATAAGAGATGGTGCTAGCTTTAGAATACAGTCAGAAGAAACTATTACTTCTAACTTTGTATTTGTAAGAGCTAGAAACAGCGAATTTAATTACTCTACTAACCCTTCATTAATTACTGGTTCAGGAGAGATACGTCATAACGTTATGGTTAATACTCCTCAGTCTTTTATTACTGCTGTAGGACTATATAATGATAATAATGATTTATTAGCTGTTGCTAAATTATCAAGACCTCTACTAAAAGATTTTACAAAAGAGTCACTGGTAAGAATAAAGCTTGATTATTAATGAATGAGTGCTTACAAGCAATTAAACAGACAGGATGTATTTACATCAGACTATGTAGCTAAGAAAACTTGGCTTGCATCAGGAAGTCTATTAACTAGTTATAACATAGAAACATTGAGAGGTTTTTCTGGATCAACTCCAGGTTACCCCTACCCTAATGACTATAGGAATAACAGATATCAAAAACTTGTTTACGATAGTGCGTTTCATAACTACCTAGGTGACACATATGGAAGCTTGGGAATATATTCTGGTTCAAGAGACGTATCCCACAGTACTACCTTGACATTAAGTGCTTCCAGAACTCCAGACTCAGAAGTTGCTATTGTATCTCTACCCAAAGAAATCGTAGGAGTAGGAATAGAACCCGGTACAGTCGTAATACAGCCTCAAAGAGAAACTTCAGATTACTACAATACAGTAGGATACGTAGGAGATGCAGCAACAGGATACAATGACTATGTAGAAGAAATCGGTGAATGGTATGGTACTTCAGTTGATAGTGCCGACTATGTTACTGAAGATGATAGTAACTATGTAGCTGAAAGCCCAGATGAATACGTTGTAAATCCTGCATCAGCTTACCGTTTAGAGGTAGTAGATGATGGAGAAGGAAGACTTTTTTTATCAGGTTCTGATATATCTGAAGCAGTAGATCAAAAAATTGTTGGAGATGTAATTTATAATCAAGGAGTAATTTTATTTACTGACCCTATTGTAGCACGTTACTATAGCACTTATTCAAGACATATAGTTAACTGGAAATCAAAACAACCTATTTATACATATAATGTCCACTGTACGGTTCGTGAATCAGAAATGAATCACACATATAACCCATCAGCTATAAGTGGCTCAGATAATACTGTAAGAGAAAATATTACTGATAGTAATTTTAGACCTTATATTACATCAGTTGGACTTTATAACGAAGCTAATGAATTATTAGCAGTTGCAAAAACAAACAGACCTATACCAAAGTCACGAAATATTGATATGACTTTTGTAGTAAAAATTGATTTATAATGGCTATAACATTTAGAGCTGAAAAAGGTACACCATTAACATACTCAGAATTAGATAATAATTTTGGAGCATACTTCTATTCAGCTAGTACAGATGGACAGACAGTTACTTTATACTACCCAGAGTCTACCGAAGTTCCAGTTAACAGTGGATCTTTTACTTTTAACTTAGTAAAAGGATTACAAAATCAGGGATCAGATAGAAGAGTTGTAATATTTTCTGGTTCATCTGCAATTGAAACAAGAGAAGGAGTATATGTAGACAGAAGCGGAAGTTTAGGTGTAGGTGTAGATGAATCTACTGAAACATTGAGCTACAGACTAGATGTATCTGGAAGCATAAGAGCATCTGGAACAGTAGTACAATCATCAGATGAAAGATTAAAAAGCAATATAGAGGTAGTAGATAACGCATTAGAAAAAATTAATAAAGTTGAAGGAGTATACTTTAATTGGAATGAAGGAATCTCTGATAGACAAGTTGGCGTAATAGCTCAGCAAGTACAGAAAGTACTTCCAGAAGTTGTATCAGAAGATGAAAAAGGCTATCTTAGTGTTTCATACGCTAGTATTGTACCTGTATTAATTGAAGCAGTTAAAGAGCAAAATATAAAGTTAGCTGAATTAGAAAAGAGAATATCTATTTTAGAAAATAAGTAAGATGGCAATAACATTAAGAGGCACAAAAGGAACTCCCCTAACTCAGGATGAATTAGATATAAACTTTACCGAGTTTTTCTACTCAGCGTCTGTAGATGGTAGTGAAGTAGTTTTACATAGATTTCATTACGATTCCAGTTCTGCTAACCCTTCCGCTTCTATTCAATTTCCTATCGATCCTCCAAAAGGTGAAACAGGATTCATACAGTTTAAAAAAGGAGATAGCCCTACAGGTGACGATGCCACCCTTACTGGATCTGCTAATTTTATTTTCGATACAGTAAATAGTATTTTTAAAGTTACAGGTAGTAGCGGAATTACAGGAGATTTAGTAGTAGGTGGAACTGTAACAGCACAAGAGTTTAAATCTGAATTAATATCGTCTTCTATTTTATTTGAATCTGGTTCAACTAAATTTGGAGATTCTGCTGATGATGTTCATCAATTTACTGGCAGTTTAAACCTTGACGGTAATGCTAATATAGTAGGAGCACTTTCTGTTATAGGAGTACCTAATTTAAGGAATTCTATCGATGCACTAAACGCAACCGCTTCAGCACATGAAGGAGAAATAACTCAACTACAGACCGACTCAGGATCATTTAGTACTAGAGTTACAAATATAGAAAGTTTTTCTAGTAGTTTAGATAGTACCTTTACGACCGATGTTGAACTTAATGCATCATCATCCGCATTAACAATAGCGTATACAGCAGCTGATACTGCTCTTTCATCCTCTATAAATACTGAAATTACTAGTTTATCATCTAGTGTAGCATCAACATATCTACTTAATACCAGTGATACTTTAACAGGAGACCTAACCGTAACTGGAACCTTAACTGCTCAAGAGTTTAACACAGAGTATATTACTTCATCCGTAATACTAGAATCTGGTTCAACCAAGTTTGGTAACTCGGCAGATGACACTCATACATTTACAGGAAGTGTAAACATAGATGGTGCTACTACTATTACCGGTAACACAAACATAATAGGTGCACTTACAGCGTCAGCTATACAAGCAACCATATCAGGAAGTATTGACCAAGCAGATAATGCTACTTCAGCTTCTTATGTACTTGCTACTAATATAGACGGTACAGTAGCTAACTCTACAACAGCATCATTTGCTACGACTGCATCTACAGTTAACTTCAATGGAGGATTAACTACTGGCTCAGACGTACAGTTTGATAGTTTAGGAGTAGGAGTTGCTGCAACAGGAGCAACAGGAGAAATAGTAGCTACAGGAGACATAACTGCATACTACTCTTCAGATGAAAGATTAAAGGATAACATTACTCCTCTAAGTAATGCATTAGATAAAATAAATCAAATAGGAGGATATGAATTTGATTGGAATAGTGATTCTAGCCATAGCGGCCACGATGTTGGTGTTATTGCTCAAGAAATCGAAAAAGTGTTGCCAGAAGTAGTAGTCGATAGAGATACCGGATACAAGGCAGTTCGTTATGATAAAATAGTCGCGTTATTAATAAATGCTATTAAAGAGCAGCAGTTACAAATAGATGAGCTGAAGTCAAAGCTCTAGCGACAGAAACCAAATTATATGGAAATGACATACCCTTCCTGGACATACCAGGGTAGGATCTTCAACGATATATTAGACTTCCCAGAAGGAACTTACGGCTTTATTTATGAGGTTTTTCATAAACCCTCTGGCTTAAAGTACCTTGGTAAGAAAGTATTGTTTTTCGAAAGAAATAAAAGATTAGGAAAAAAAGCTCTAGAAGCTTTAAAAGAAGAAAGAAAAGCAAAAGGAATTGGAGGACGTACCCCACTTAAACAGAAAGTAATAACAGAATCTGATTGGAAAGAATATTACGGTTCTCATCCTAAAATAAAACAATTAGTTGCAGACTCAAAAGACTTGAGAAAAGATTTTGAAAAAAAGATACTCGATTTAGTTCCCAGCAAAAAACTCTTAACTTATTATGAGTGTAAACATCTTTTTAAAAACGATGTGCTAGAAACTTATAGCCATCAATATATAAATGATAATATCCTAGGTAAATTTTACAGAAAAGATTTTGAGTAAAATGTATAAAATAGTTATAGGTGTTCATAATAATATTTCAAGTAAAGATACTGTCTATCAAGACCACGTAAGAGCTATTACTTTTTTTTCATTACTGAATTTAAAATCATCTGATAAAAAAAATATAGATGAAAATATTATAGAAAGAAATGATATAGACGAAATTATTGCTGATGCATATAAAACTAAAGCCGAATGGCTATTCCTTTCTTCTTATGGAATAAGAATATTAGATACTTCTATAATAGAAAAAAGCATTAAACACGCTGAAGAAAATAACTGTAATTTTATAGGACATCCTCTCCAAGTAAGTTATCCTAGCACAGGATTAGGTGAAGGTGAATTTTTAATACACCCTCAATGCATGTTAATAAATCTAAAGGCTTGGAAAAAAATAGGCAGTCCTAAATTTGGCGAAAAAACTATCTCTACTTTAGTCAAACATATACCAGAAAGAAGTGAAGAAAATATTCACGACGATTACACCCCCTTGTGGATTAAACCCTCTGGTAAAAAAGTACAGTACGACGGTTTCCTAGATACAGGGTGGGAGTTTATACAGGCAGCAATGGAAGGAGGAGAATCAATAATTTCTTTTCCTCAATCTGTAGGTCAAATGAAACACTATCTATACCCAGAGTTAGAAAGTAAGTATTTAGCAGAGTTATTAGAAGGTAACTTAGATGAAGAAAAGTTTATTAGAGATAATCAAGCTACTGATAATTCAAAAGTAGAATATATAACTCAAACCAGTTTTACACAACATAAAGGTAGAGTTTATATCTTTAATCATAATGACAGTGATACTTATAATGCAGATTACGATACTCCAATCCTAGATAATCTCTACTCAACCGCTTCAGGATTAAAGGCACTTAAACTGTTAAAATCAAGTAACTGGAATGAGAAAACTAAAATAGGATTTTATGATTACAGTAAAGCTTCTTTAAATCTAAAAAAATGGTTTATACAGAATTGGGATGGAGTTGACTATATTGATGCATTAAAGTACTATAAGTTCAACGCTGTCTGCGAGTGTTGTGATGCTCCTATAGAATCTATCTACCAATGGAAAAAAGAAGTTGATATAATAGAAGATGAAAAAATACTTCGTAAAAAGTTTGAACAAACAGTAGAAGAGTTTGGAGGAAAAAAAGCTTGGTTATCTTTCTGGAGCAAATTTAGAAATTTAGATATTGAATTTATACAGGCAGATGTTTTAGGAGATTTTTCTAGTTTAACTGAACACATGAAGAAAAACAAAGGTAATAATGTTATTTGGTTAAGTAATATATTTTTTAGTGAACCCGTAATTAGAAACTATAGACCAAATTTTGTTGAAGAAAAATATAATCTGCTGGTAAAAGAACTCAAAGGTAGTAGTTTAGATATAGAAATATTAGGTACTCATCCTTTAACAGATAAAATCTATAATGAAAACACCCAATAGCGTTAAAAACTTCTTTAACGACGAACCTATTGAATTCGATTTTCGTCCAAAAGAACTCTTAGAGGTTGAAAATGATTCTCAAGTAGTTAATTGGGTTATAAATAAAAGTAAATGGCCTTACCTACCTTTAGTACTGCCAGAAGCTCCTTATACTGAAATGCTTTCTGAAGCACAAAACCTTAAAGACTTATTTGTAAATCATAGAATAGAAGATAACCTACCAGTAGACTATAATAATAAAGGTTGGGCAAGTATTTGTCTACATGGTGAAGAATGGAACAAAACCGAAAGCTTTAATCAATACCCAGAACATAAAGGAAAGACTGAGCAGGATATAGAATATAAATGGTGCGAAGAAATTACATCTAAATGCCCAGTAACTACTGATTACTTTAAAAAAAGTTTCCCTGCTCAAGAATATTATAGAGTAAGGTTTATGTACCTAGAACCTAACGGGTATATTCAACCTCATAGGGATAGAGACCATAGTATGTTGTTTCCTGTTAATATTGCTTTAAACAATCCTGAAGGGTGTATTTTTAGAATGAAAGATAAAGGTGATGTACCTTTTAACCCTAAAGGAGGAGCATGTTTAGTAGATATATCTAACACACATTCAGTATGGAACAATAGTGATACTGCAAGAATACATATTATAGTTCACTTTAAACAAGATTCTAGATTTAATAATGTTATAGTGAATAGCCTACATGCTATGAATTTAGGTGATATTTATAAATATAATAATACATTATGATTAAACTAAAAGAAGTAATAGGATACCCATCGCTACAGTACCACTTAGACAATAAGCTCTCATTACACGAGCATGTCTACCGCTATAACTCTGAAGCCTTTATACAATTGTTTAAAGAAGCAAGAGAAGCTCTTAGCAACGAGGTTATCGAACTTAGCGAAGAGGATATAGATCTTTTAGAAACTACAGATATAGGAGAGTACGGAGATTATAATGGAATGAAAGTTCCTTTAGACTTACCAATGGTATCTGCAGGAAAAGCAAATCCACTATTTGAAATAGGATGTATGATTGATAGTATGATTGAAAATGAAGATACTATTGATGAAGCTACTTCAATTGAGGAAATGATTGACTTCGACTTAGTAAAAGAATTAGTAGAATCAATCGGCGGTACTATTAACATGGAAAACTTTAGAAAAGCTGTTAAACTACAGAATGAATCTTTTGATTACTCTGGCTTTGATATGCTTAAAGCTTCTGTTGATTATATGAATGAAGCAGAGTACCAAGGTAAAAAAGTAGCACTTAACAAACCAAAGCGTGGAGGATCTAAAAAGTTCTACGTTTATGTTAAGTCTAAGAAAGGTAACGTTAAGAAAGTATCATTTGGTGATACTGGATTATCTGTTAAGTTGAAGCAAAGAGGAGCTAGAGCATCATTTGCAGCTCGTCATAAATGTTCAACAAAGAAAGATAAAACAAAAGCAGGTTATTGGTCTTGTAATATAGGCCGTTATTGGAAATCACTAGGTGGCGGATCAAACTTCTCAGGTTACTGGTAGACCATATTCCCAAAAAAAGGAAAACGGTTATACAATAAGAGAGTTCTCTCAGGATACTCCCTCATTTGAATTCGTATGGCATAGAGACAAAGAAGATCGTTGGGTTGAATGTACTCATGATACTGACTGGCTATTTCAGTTAGATAATGATATTCCACGTAGATTAGCAAAAGATAAACTATTTATACCAAAAGAGACATATCACCGTTTGATAAAAGGAACTGGTGATTTAGTTGTAAAGATATGGCAAAAGGATTAACTTTAGGTAACTACGTAGGTAGCCCTAAAAAAAAGAGACCAGGCATTCATGCTAAGTCTAAAACATCAAAGCTGAAAGGTAGTAAACATTATCAAAAGGCTTACAAAGGACAAGGAAAATGAAACTAAGTAAGATTATACTTGAAGGATGGAACGACAATTTGAAGGTTAGTTTAACCTACACAAATGGTGCCAGACTATATTCAATTAGTTTCAATGGGGAAAAGCAAAGAGGTGATGATCACCAAAAGGCTATTGAATTTATTCAAAAGACAACAGGAGTTGAAGTACCTACAAGAGCTTATTACCACGATGACGAAGTATCAAAAGTTATTGATGGTTTAAAATTAAAAGGAATCGAAGCCGATTCTTTTGAAATAGATGTCAGTTAAAATTTAATATTATGAAGTTATCAAAAATTATATTAGAAAATAAAAAATACGTAGTAAGAGAGCAACTTGACCTTTCTGATGAGGATGTACTTAAACTTGCTGAAGCTATTACTAATAAACTATCTGACTACTTAGATATAGATAACAAAACACTACTACACCAATCAGTATCAGCTGCAATCGGTGACCTTCTACAAAATAACGAGATATAGTTGTCTATTAAATAATATGTTCTTATCTTGTAAGAGATACGGACTGGTTTATGGATTACACTTTCCTTTTAGGATCTATTGAAAATATTTTAGGCAAAAGTCATAAGAGAGCTAGAGATAACTATGCTTTTCATTGTCCCTTTTGCAATCATCGCAAACCTAAGCTTGAGATTAATATGGCTACTAACGAGGAAGGTAAAAACTTCTGGGAGTGTTGGGTATGTCAAACTCGAGGTCAATCCATACGTTCTTTACTTAAACAGTTAAAGACCCCTAAGGATATAGCTGCTACTATTTTAAAGTACCTACCTAAAGGTACATTTACAGAATATAACGGTCTATCTATAATAGAACTCCCGAAAGAGTACCAACCGCTACATTCGGCTTCTAGTACTTCGGTTGTTGCAAACATAGTTAAAAAGTATTTATATGAGAGAGGACTTTCCGATAATGATTTTATTAAATATGGGATTGGATATGCAACAACTGGAGACTATGGAGGAAGAGTTATTATTCCGAGTTATTCTGGATCCAATCAACTCAATTTCTTTGTTGCAAGAACTTATGACGGAAATTACTTTAAATATAAAAACCCAGAAGCTTCTAAAGACATAATATTTTTTGAGAACCTTATCAATTGGGACCAACCTATAATACTTTGCGAGGGTGTATTTGACGCTATGGCTATACGTAGGAATGCTATTCCTATCTTGGGAAAGAGCATCTCTACTTCATTATATAAGAAAATCTTAACAAGTAATGTTAAGGACATATACGTTGCTTTAGATACAGATGCTAGAGATAAAGCAATAGAAATAGGAGAGAAATTTTTGAATCAAGGTAAAAGGGTATTTCTCATTAACCTTCCAGATAAAGATCCATCTGAAATGGGCTTTAAAACTTTTACTAATTATGTTCAATCTGCTGAAGAATTAGATTTAAGTGGTTTAATGTTACATAAATTAGACCTGTAATGAATAATATATTAATAATTGCTGCAGGAGAAAAGTACGTAAATATTTTACTACGTGATTATCTACTACTTGAAGGCCGAGCTAATATAACAGTTTATACCGACGCAGTACAAAAGATTAAGGAAATTTTACCTTTTGCTGATATTAGAAATTATGAATATTCTACTTTTAGGTATTTTGATAAATTCACTTTAACTTATTTACTAACTCAAGAAAAACAAACTCCAGTTTTATATTTAGATGTAGGGAGGTTAAATGTAGATTTCTACCGTGCGTTATTAGACTTTGATGCAAAAAAAATTAATCACATTTATACCAACAGCAATTGGGAAGGAATAGAATCAGCAAAAGAACTTTATAATTTAAATAGTCCTTACCTTGAGTATGGATATTTTAACAACATACTTGACTTAATAGAATCAGATAAAATTAATTTAAACAAAATAGTACCGCTACTTGAGAGAATATTTATATTTCCTTTCGATAAAAAAGTTAGTAGTGTACTAAATGAACTAGAAAAAGTAAGAACAATATTTGAATTTAATAGTACTAATAAACAAAACGTATACACAGGAGTAGGAAATGGAGAAGGTTTAGCACTGGGATATGCATTAGCTAAAACTAACACAAAAAGTTTCTTTTTAAGAGACATACCTATTAAACCTTTAAGTGTAATTTAAATTATGATTAAACAAGGAATGAATATTCTCGAACAAAACGAGAAAAAGAGATTAGATTTTAACCCCGATTTAAAGCAAATTAATTTTTTAGACCGTAGAGTCTATAAGAGAGGCGAAGGAGTATATTACCCGTCCGTAACCACAATACTCCAATATATGCCCAAGAATAAGTTCTTCGAAACATGGATGAAGGATGTTGGGCATAACGCCGATCTTATCATGCGTAAGGCAGGTAAGGAAGGTACTCAGGTACATGAAGCTTGTGAGAAACTTGTACTAGGAGAAGAAGTATCATGGATGGATGACTACGGTAATGCTAAGTACTCTCAAATTGTATGGGAGATGATACTTAAGTTTGCTGACTTCTGGCGTACACATAAACCTGAACTTATATCAGCTGAAGACTTCGTATGGTCAGACGAACATAAGTTTGCTGGAACGGCTGACTTAGTTGTTAAGATGGATGGAGAGATATGGTTATTAGATATAAAGACCTCTAATAGCATACATAAATCTTATGACCTCCAGTTAGCTTCATATGCTAAAGGATTAGAAGAGGCCAAGGGTATAAAAATACAACGTACAGGAATCATCTGGTTAAAAGCACATACAAGATCTGCATCTAAAAAGAAAGGAGCTTACCAAGGTAAAGGTTGGCAAATAAAAGTAATAGACAATATAGAAGAGAATTTTGAACTCTTTAAAATGATCTACAAGCTCTATTCATTAGAGAACCCTAATACTGAACCTATTTATAATAGTTACCCTACGACATTAAAACTATGAGAAAAAGTTGGATATATGCATTAATTTTACTATCTT